CCCGTACCCTCTCTTTCATCGTCAGCTTACTTCCCATATCCGGAGGTTTCGCGTGCATATTCTGTCCTGTGTGTGGATAATACATTTATATTAGATAGTATTAAAAACCATGAGAGTCTTCTTCAATTTTGATTACTATAATGTTGCTTTCCGATGAGTTGTTTAGTGGATTTATGTAATATAGATGCATTCGTGCATAGAACTTTGACAAGATCGATTTTTTGCTCTTCAGAGAGATCAGCAAAATGTTCATTAACATCGGTTCGCGCTTTCAGAAGAAATTCCAAAGCCGTGTCATAATCATCCTCGATGATTTTTTCCCACGAAGCTTCGATGATATATTTTCCAGACATAACCAACTTAAAAAACTTGGTTTATTATATGATATGGTAGCGTACGTATATTCTTGTAACGACGTGTACAAGTATAGATTAGCAAAAACGCGCGAAAATGTTTTGAACGGTTTATACGAAAAACCTTTGGTGGAAAAACCTAAAAAAACGTTCGACAACCCCCGACTTAGGTTTAGATTCCGAGAAGCGATCAGGGAAGCGCACAAAATTTGTGATTCGACAAAGAATTCGTACGAATGCGAATTGGCTTGGTACGAAGTTGATGAATTGGAAGATGCGATGATGCGTCAGGGTCTTAAAGATTAGACCGTAGAATTTGTAATGGAAATCGAGGATATAGCGAATGAAATCTTCACAACTCTAGGTCCCGGGTATAGTGAACGAGTGTATCATACTGCTATGGAAGTGATGCTACGCGAACTCCACGTTCCATACGAATCGGAGCGTAACATTCAAATACCGTTTAAAGGACATATCATCGGATATCTACGAGCCGATATTATCGTTGATAACTCGATAATTCTTGAATTCAAAACAATAAAAACACTTAACGAAGCCGTAGAAGTGCAAGGTTTAAATTACCTCAAACTCACCGGGTTGAAAACAGCATACCTGATAAATTTTCCACCGTTTCGTGGTGCTCGGGTAGAAGTTAAAAAAATTTGCATAGAAAACGATGATAAAGAAAAGATATCATAGTTTACCATGGAATCTACAATCTCAAAGCGAGGACCTCTAGTCGTGGAATATAACGGTCGATTATTCATAGAACACTGTTACATCATAACTGAAAAAAATATTGAAAACATGTTGGAAAAAATCAAAGATATACCGTACACACGATTAGACCAAACTACCGAAACTTCTTTTGAACTAAAAATTTAATTACCAAGGAATATTTTGTGGATTAAATCTACATGAATTTTTTAAAAAAATTACAAAGTCATTTAAATCTTTTTCTGTCTGTACTACATTCAAAACTTGTTCTACAAACAGATTATACCTATGATGATTACCGTCGTGTACCAACCTATTTTCGCGTAATTCTAATTTATGTTTACCTAAATGTGTAGGCATGAGAATCAAATTATTACTCGAATTCATATCGTAATTAAATTTTTTAACGGTCGGGTGTACCCTAAATTGTCTAGGAATCACGTGATGATCTTCAACCAAACCTTTGAGATTCCATCGTGTCTTGAAAAACTCCCTCGACACGGACCTGTATCTCATACTATACTAAATCATTTTTACATACATGATCGTGTATGTAAAAATGATCCCAACGGGGCTCGAACCCGCGACCTTGGCGTGCCTCATGTGAATACAATTTCACTGTGTATACTTAGTATAAGCACCACGCTCTAACCAACTGAGCTATAGGATCATGGGTCATATAACGTAATCGTAAAACGACCTTTGCGTACAACCGTCGGCTCAATGAAGAGTCGAGCTATCTTATCCTTTCCTCGTGACGTACCTTTAAGTTCTTTTGTAGTTTTGTCCAATGTAGCTTCTGATCTAAAAACCTCGGTATTACTCGTATATTGTTCAACTCCATTCTTTGTGATCACCGTGATGTTATTCGGTGGTGATATCTGCGCACCTATAAAATCTGGATGCCTGTACATCCGTCTGAACATCACGCGCAAGATATATAACGCGGGTATTTTTATTGGGGAACGTCCTCGTTCAAAAATGTGGTTGACGCTTCCGAATCAGCTGTATCTTCTTCATCCGCCGCTCCGGCTACGGAGCCGAAAGCGTTGTTTTGACCCCATATAGAGTAGTTTTGGGGAGGATTCCAGTCGGCCATCACTTCTTCGCGAACCGACTGCCAATACAGAATCTCATTAATTTTGTCGATGTGGTATTGGATTTGTTGCATGTAATTGTTCACGTTCATATTATATTGTAGGTATAAATTCCCACTTAAGAGTCGCGCAAATACGTTTCCAGATAACGTCTTGTTGATGAAGCTTCTCTTTGGATTTTAGCAAAGGAAAGTATTGAAGATAAGAATCTTCGGAGAGAAGTTCACAGAATTTATACAAAACGAAAGAGTAACTTAGGAAGTTTTTGCGTTCTGCCGGACAATTGTCGTCAAAAGGTTTTTGGATTTCTTTAAACATTAACCGTAATCTTTCTTCAATCTCTATAGGCATTTTTGGTGGTTTTATTCCGCTCAGTATATTTGTGATAAAAGGTACGTGTTCGTAGTACTTATTAAGCTTAAGTTTCTTGAGAAGTGATCGGACACGTGCGTGAGTAATTTCGGCCAGTGACTTAATTTTTATCTTTTTAAACTCATTCCTCAGTTCTTGTAAAACTTCTGGGGGGATGGTCGTCATCTCTTGTGCTTGGAATTGTGATAGCCATTCGTTAAAGTGATTATCTCGTTTATACGAATAGTTAATAATTTTTTCAGAAGTTTCTTGTTCTTCTTTGTATGTTAGCTCTTCACTTAACAAGACATCCAGGACCATACCACACTCGTCACATACCAAATCTGCAGAATCTCGTAAATGAAATAAATTACTCGTCTCACAGTTCGGACATCGATCTACCATTTTTTCAATCGGTCGATCTATGTTTATTTTTTCGACATCGACAAGATAGTCTACAAAAATATCCTTCTTACGCGCACCTGCTGTCTCCTTACAGTTGAATACGTTATTAGTATGTGTCTTTTGTGTAGTTTCATCTGTATACTCTTTCATGTAAGGTAAACATTTTGATATGTAATGTGACATTTCGGATTCGTATTCGGATTTATTTTCAGGATCATTCTCAATTTTCTCCATCCATTCATTTATTCGATTATTATACCGACTTAAAAAATTACCTTCCATTACATTAATGAATATTCTACATAAGTTTTTAATTAACGTAATTTATTATTTTAAAGTGGTCACAAAAATTTTGTCTAACAAACATGATTACAAAATTCAAACTAAGTGTATCGAGTATTATGTTGATCATGATAAATCCAAAAAAACAGATGATCCATTTTGGAAAAAAGAAATAAAATATTCAACTAAGAAAAGTACAAATTATTATACGGACGTGGATGCGGATTTCAATATCCCTAATCCTCCGGAATGTGTTATCCGTATGATAATTCGAGTTAAGTTCTGGTACGATAATAAAAGTTACAAGTATATCACGTATGATAATAATCACGCGTGGCCGCCACAAAAACGAGCCAGTATGATATTTAATTTACCACTGTCTTCGGCCGTTTTATTAGATGAGGGGGACAAACCTGTAAAAGATCTGTTGTATAAAATATCTCGGTACGCGGGACCTTTTAGTGACTTTTACAACGAAAAAATAGAAATAAAAGATATGTTTTGGTATGACGATTCAACCTACGAAAAGTTTCCTAAGATCAAGATAAAGAATATCGTAGGAATGAACAAGACTATCGATGTAAAGACTGGGTATATCAGTGATCTTCATCTACCTTAGTAGCTAAATAAAACTTAAGTTCACCCAAATTTGCTACGTTGTATTTCAATATCAAAAACCTATTCTGTTCCTCTTGCATTATTTGTACCGTCGCACACATACTCGTCGCTTTCGTAAATATATTCATATATCTAAGAGAATATACACCCGTTAACTTGGAACATTCGTCGTTACATTCTATCGAGGTTTCTTGATTAGCAAAGTCTCCGTGACACGTTAACGTGATATATTTCCCCTCCCGTGTAATCTGTATTTCACTTCCTATGTTCGACATATCCCTGCAAATACGCTGAAAATCAACTGAAGGCATCGGTGTGGTGATCGTCATATTCGTTTCTGGAACTTCAATCTGGTTTTCGTTAATATCCAATAATTTAAGTGCAAACTTAGTACTGGTTTTTTTATTCTCGTTATGAATCTCGATGTTCATATATTCTTTCGAGTTTATGCTTATGATGAGAACGTCGTTACTCGTTATAGTTTTTAACAACTTAAACATATTAGTAACGTTCACACCAGTTTCCATCTGCTGAGGGCAATCATATTCTTCGAAGTTTTCAGATGATAAATACATATCAACCAACGATGATCGAGCTGTATCGAGCGTTACTATATATATACCGTCGGGCTTAAAGTATATGTTGACATCATTAAGAATATCTTTTAACACTTCAAATGTAGACTTAATAGCTGCGGCTTGCACCGTTACTAACTTCATACTCGATAAATTATTGTTTATTTCTTTATATCTGTATAAGCGTCTGATACAGTTTGATTAATTTTATCTTGAAGTTCTTTCGTCATGGGAGGTTGTAAAGTTCGACCATAGTCTTCCAAACCAAACATATCCTGATTAGATTCTCCATCTAAAGTCGTCATCATACAATTACCGAAATCACAAGATTCGAGTTCCTTAGCTGGCAGTAGACTTTCGAGCCAATTTTTTATTTCATTTCCTACCAAAATTTTACCATTTTTTGTGAGCATCGTCGGGACTCTTGTAATCTTATTTTTGTACTGTGGGGGGATACCCATGACATTTATATTGTGGTACTGTACCAACCTCTTAAGTTGGGCGTTACTGTTAACATATTCGATGATATCCAAACTATGGTTACACTTTGGACTAAAAATCAACAACGACATGTTATATTTTTATCGATTACTTTTTTTTTAAATTATTTACACAGTTTTTTTATAAGTTATATTAAATGATAGTAGTACTGTTACTGGTAGTAATCATATGTATCATAACCCTTTCATCCAGGAAAGAAAACTTCAACTGTTCTGGGTACAAAAAACCGGTTGGGGGCGTCACCTTCGATGATATTGGTATGGATATGAAAAAATACAAAGAACAAGAAGATGCTATAGATATAACTCCCGATCTCATGGAAAAGATGATTTTGGCCACGAACAAGTACATAAAAGAAAAGACTGACATGTGCACCTACATCATAGAAACTACGCGAATAAAAAAATTTAAGAGTTTAACGAGTAGTCACGTGCTGTATAAATGTATGTTCATGGTAGCAAAACAAGAAGGTTTCTCATTCGGTTTCTCGATAACAGCCGAAATAATCGTAAACGGTGATGATGTAATAGTACACGCCGTTCAGAGCAAACCTATAGATATAAAGCCACCCGCAAATGTATCACCTTATTTAAATGACGTTCCAGTTATGGAACACGTCCCTTTTAACGAGATTCGTAAAAGTGAGTTAGAATCCATTAAATATTAGTCGACGTTTAATGTAATGATCAGCGTCGATGAAATTTCACGTATTAGGGAGAAGAGAACGCGATTCAGAAAGGAGTTATACACCAAAATCTACGAACAAGTGTCGCGTAAGATAAGAAATACCGTCGACGTTGGTGGAAATACTGTCGTGGTACTAATTCCAGCGTTTGTATTAGGATTTCCTAGTTTTGATAGATATAAAGCTACGTCGTATATCATACGACAACTCGGGATAGGGGGGTTTAATGTTGAGATACTCTCAGATTTCTTACTTTCTATCTCATGGGCAACTCGAAAAACTAGTGAACGTAAAAAAGAGGTCACGCACGATGATACAGATTTCCCTACACTCATAAATTTGAAAAAGGCTGCGAACAGATACAGGGGAAATGCGGGAAACAGGAAATAATAAAAACAAGGAATATCGTATATGGATAACTTAAACATCTTAGTTGAAGCCAAGCGCGAATACTTAGAGCAACTGTCTATATTAATGTGTCCTCCCATGATAGATGTTTTCGTTGAAATGTACGATGAAGCACATAAACTTTCAAAAGGACGTAAGGTTTTACAAATGTTTCAAAAACTTCTCAAGGATGTCCCAGAATGGAATGAGACTATGGCTAAAGATCACACAGATAACATAGCCAATAGGTGTGCGTGGTTTAAGGATCTCGTCGCAGCTGTTTTCGTAAGTTCTGTAAAGATTTTATCCGCGGTAAGGCTTAACAAGGATAATAAGAAATTATCCGTAAAATTACCGACAAATGAAGTTTTTATTCATTCATGTTATAAAAATATCGCGAAAGATCTGTACAAAGATCCATACATTTTTACCGAAACCCAGTCTGATCACAGTAGAAACGATAAACTATATGATCGTTTCAGTTACTGTATAGAAACAACCGTTAAGGAGTTGATACCCATTCAACAGATTTTGCAAACGTACATGACCACCACCGACGATATGATAGACCCCCAAGATACTGATCTCACTGAAGATAATGTGGATGAGTACGGAGGTGAAAATCAGGAGATGGGTGAAGATGTACCCATGGAAGGTCAAGGAGAAGAGCCCATGGGTGGAGAGCCCATGGGTGGAGAGCCCATGGGTGGAGAGCCTATGGGTGAAGAGCCTATGGGTGAAGAGCCTATGGGTGAAGAGCCTATGGGCGGAGAGCCTATGGGCGGAGAGCCTATGGCACCGGAACAACCTCAACAAAGTAACCCTTTTCAAAACGAGTTCAGGACAATAAAATCTGGACGCCCCCAGCCTCAACAGGGATACGAAAGTGAAGATCTTTTTCCAGACGCCCCTGACAATAGAATAAAAAAACCTATGTATTAATTATATAGACATGGACGAATACTTCCGAGATCCGGCTTCCGCCAGTCTTATAGCAGGTGCTATAACGGCTGGTTATATACATTCCAAAGCGAAACTTAATAATGAAGGTGACCTCGAAACGAGCGCGTACGCCAAGCCGGCCGCTCTCGTTATGATTTTGGTTTATTTCATAGTTTCTAACGGTATAGGTCACCGCGAAGTTATATCTACAGATCCTTTTTGATTCGCTTAAAGAAATAATACACGTATAATACACAAGATGACATCTGTTACCGCTTTCAACGACATGATGGGACAATTTCTCACTGAGCTTCATAAAACCTTCCCCGAGGAGAAGGGTGTTAAGAAGTACATCGCAGCTTTCGAAATGATGCGTTCCACTAACGGTAAGCTTATCGTTACGGGATTCATGGATAGTGTTTCTCCGCACATTGAAAAAGTTAATTCGAGAGATGAGTCGTTCTTCCTTGAAAACGCTAATGATATGGAATTTCTTAAGGACGTGAACCTTAAGAATCTTTGGCCAAAGGCTTCCGAGGGTACTCGTAATGCCATTTGGCAATACATTCAGACCCTGTTCATGTTAGGCACTACAATCACGTCAATTCCACCCGAAACGCTCAGCATGATCGAAAATGTCGCTAAGCAGTGTGCGGATAAGATGGAAAATGACGGTGATGAACTCGACGAGACTCAGCTCATGAAGTCCATGCAGGGTCTCCTTGGTGGAATGTTGAAAAAATAAAAGTTTTATATATTAAATGGTATCCTTGTTTAATGATCCGAAACAATTAATTAGGGAGGATAAAATTTTAGACTTTTGGCCTACAAAAAACCAGATGTCAGCAGAACGTATAAACTCTACCGCGCGATTCATAGTTTATGCGACATGCATAGTTTATCTTATTCGCAGAGACCAGAGAATCTTAATACTCGGTCTCACTGGTTTGAGCGTTTTATACGTAATGGAAAAGAGTAACATGATAAAGGAACTTTACGTAACAGATTCTACAGGAGATACCATGTGTCAATTACCCACAAAAGATAACCCCATGGGAAATCTTCTTATGTCAGATTACACCGATAATCCTGATAGATTACCAGCGTGTGATTATACCACAGTAAAAGATAGAGTCGATAAAAAGATGTTAGATAAAATACCATACGGTCCCCAAAAATCCAGATCCCCGTGGCCAGAACAGCAGCGAAACGCCCTTGCGCGACAATTTGTCACCACACCCGTTACAGATATACCAGGTGACCAAACCGCCTTCGCCGAGTGGTTGTACGGTGCGAGGCAGGGTCCTTTGTGTCGCACGGATAGTAGATATTGTGACCCCGACGCCCGAGGTGTTCAATTAGAAGCCTTTGGTGGATTACAACCTAACGGTGATAAGCGTAGTGGTATGACTAGGGGATCTTCGTATCCTTGATGACTTAGATAATATTCTCATGTAATAGTAAAATGGCCTACCAACTCCAACCAGGAATGAAAATCGTAGAAAATCCAGTGAAGCCTCCTGTTTGTGCGACTGAAGAAGTGTTCGTCTATCCCCAGCCCAGCACATTAAATTATGGTTCCAGCCGCCCAAATACAATGCTTTACGGCACTGCCCCCTACATGGCGGGTAAAGGTGCCCCCGCTCAGTACATCGAAACGAGTGATCGTTTGCGTCCCCAATCAACGAGTCAATTTAATAAGATTCTGGCTCGTACATACGAACAAAACTTATTCCCTCTTCAAGATGTACACTGCAAACTCCCCCTTGAAACTCAGAAGTATGAACCCACAAGTACGCGTGCGGAAGTTCAGAACAGCGTGTTTAGTCGAAGATACCTTCAATAAAAATCTCACCAAAAAGTAAGAATGGCTGATCCCGTTTCCATAGCTGCTATAGCCGGTTTGGCATATTTAGGAAAACGTTTCAGTGATAAGAAAGAATCTGACATCAGAATCCAAAATGAAATGGAAGAGGATACTGAAATTTTCACCCCAGAAGTCCCCAACGAAATACCGTTGGATGATAGTCTCGACAGAATACCCCAGAGGAAATTAGAAACAAGTAACTTTTCGGATATTGTACCCCAATCGCGATCGAGTGGTGGCGAACTCCTTGAAATGCGAAACCGTATGTTTGACAACGGTCGAATGAACAATCTTTCTCCTATCGAAAAACAACTCGTAGGTCCAGGTTTAGGTGTGGGTCCCGAAGTTCCCGCATACGGTGGACAACATCAACTTTTCCGTGTAAATCCTGAAAATGTTGGAGCGTATCGTCTCACAACTCTACCCGGTCGAAGTGGTCCCGCTTTCGATATAAGTGGTGGTCGTCGTGGTCAATCTGGGGATGTCGCTCAGAATAGGCCCGAAAAAACCGCTTACTTATTTGAGCGTCGCCCCGCGCAGGCGGGTAGGGCTCAGGGTATGACGGGTGTAACTATACGATCCGAGCACGAACACACAAAACGTTTAACCAATAGGTCACAGACCGGTGCTCGAACGGATAATTTAGGATTTAACGGAGCTAAGCGTATAATATCCGGTACTACACTCGCACAAGACCCAACCCGTAACAAGAAGGATGGTAATACAGAACAATACGGATACAATAACAACCCCGCACCCAGTATTCATAAGTTTGCTCACGGTTACGTAAATTCTCCTGCTACTAAGATAGGTGAAAAGCGTACATATGGATCTGGGTATACCGCCGACGAGCTATTTGCACACGGTTTCCGCCCCGATGATCGTCGAGGTAAATCAAATCGTATGGGTAACGCTGGAAGAATGAATGTTCGTGCCGGACCTCTTAACCAGGGTGGTATGCCGACGGTAGCCAGGACCGATCAATCGCGAATCGATGGTCGTGTTAACTCAGCTGATGGTGCATGGACACAGCAGTACACCAATAATGCCTACCATAATTTCAACGCATTCAAGGGTCAATACAACCCCAACGCGAGCAACTCCAGTCTCGGTATAGCGAAAAAGCAACTCAGTACCAACCCCGTAACACAGAATTACTTTTAATTAGCAAAAATTGTAGAATAACACCCATTAAAATATTATCCATATATTTTAATGAGCGTATACACGTTAGATATAGATAGTAGTGAACGAGATCCTGTATCGTACCCGAATCCAGGAGACTATGTTGTCGAATTACGCCACCCGATTTATGATGTAAAAAAATTGTCTATAGTTTCTGCTCGTATCCATGCGAGTCAATTGCTTATTAATGATAATAACAACACGTTTTCAGTTAACGGGAAAACTATATCGTTACCTAACGAAAATTATAGTGGAAATGAAATAGCGACCGAACTATTATCTAAATTTCAGGCTGCCAACATCAACCCGGTTGGTTCGGTACCTATTTCAAGTGTGACGTACGATAAGAGCAAGAACGATTTAACATTTGGGGGTTCGAGTGCATTTACATTCGAGTTTTATGGTGGAGAAAATGGATATCACACAGACGTCGCTGTAGACGGAAAAACGACACCACATGATATATTAGGTCTCCCCGCGAGTAACGTAACATCCACGAATAACACTCTCACCACCGGAAGTATCAATTTACAGGGTCCAGATGCACTCATACTGAAAATAAGTAGCGGTGCAGAAGAATTGAATAAAACGGTGTATTCCGATACACCCTTTTATACGGGACGTATTCTCATGTGCGGAGACGTAATTAACTATTCTGGCGTTGACGACGCTGTAGAGCATAATTTTGACACGGGGGCACAAAACATATCAAAATTACGTATACAGTTTTTTTACAGTAGTAATAATCGTTTAATTCCATACGATTTTAGAAATGCGAATCATATATTGAAACTAAACATAGAATGTAGTACGGATAAACTACAGAATGTACCTAAGGTTGATAAGAAGTTTGAATTACCGCCACCAATTCGTATACCTAGTATTGAGGATCCGAATAGATGGAATGGTATGATATATATTTTTGCTATAATCGCTGCGGGTATATTCTTTATATTCGTCGCTAAACCCAAAAAACTTAGCGAGTGACAGCGTATGTGGGGGCATTGGGCTTCCTGACGCGGGTGGAAAGCCTGGATATGACCATGTAAACGACCACGGAGAGGAGGGTGGTGAAGAGCGCGGTGAGCGCGTAGTTCATACCACCGTTCTTCTGGACGCGGACGACCTGATGGATGGACCAGCGGACGACATCCATCCAAGAGAGGGCGGCGGCGAAGGAGAAACCGGCCACGACGGCGTTAAGAGACTGGGTCTCGAGCTCACGGGAAATAGCTAAAAGCATATCGGCGGGTACTGGGGAAGACATTTTATAATATATCGAGATTTTATTCTGGAAGAAGATCTTCTACAAACG